AATGGTTGGGTTAACAACTCTTTTGTTTCATTAGCTGTAAGTGCTGCTGATTTAATTGCAGTAATACTATTATTAGTAACAGTTACAACGGGCGTACCAGCAGATGTAACTAAAATAGATTTAACAATATAAGTTTCGTTAACAGCAGGACTGCTAGCTCCTAATGGAGTTAAGGCCCCACCTGTTGTATTGTTATCTATACCTGCAAATAAATATTGGTTTACTACTGCCATTATTCTAAAAAGAAACTTTTAGCTTCTATCTCCTGTTTAACTTCATCTTGAAATGAAGTGTTTAATTTTGTAATTACAGAATCTAAATCCCTAACTAATGATTGTAAGTTAGATTGATTGTATTCTGGTTCTGCTCTAGTTAATGATTCTACTATCTTTGCCATTATAAAATACTTGCTAGTCCTCCTATTTTATAATCTTGTCTTCCTCTACCAGTTCTATTACTTACAGGACCACCGCTTGTTGCATGAGCCCCAAATCCTTGTCCTGTATCAAAAGACTGCTGACCATCACTACCTCTTCCATAAGTACCATCACCACCACCGCCACCACCGGTAGTAGTAGTGCCATCAGTTGTAATATCTCCGCCGTGAATATTGGTACCATCATATACAGTATCAAACATTTCTTTAACACCAGGTCTGTTGTAATTTTTAACAAAACTATCTATTCTATCTTGATATTCTTTTTCTCTTATTTCTTCTAAGTCTTCTGCACCTTGATTATAAAAATTTTGCGCATCTAAATTAACTTTATTCATTTGTTCCCATGTTTTACCAAATTCATTTACATTATCTAAACTTCCATGTTTACTTTCCCAATTTTCTTTAGATTTTTCTATAGATTCATTTAATTCTTTTGCTCTCTCTGTAGTATACTCAGCATAATTTCCAAACATAGATCTTGTATTTATTCCAAAAGGATCTACATTTAAACCAGAATTGTTGTCACCAAATATTGTTGGACCTGTGTAACCCATATTTCTTTGTATAAATGTTTGATCTGCTGTAGGTAATGAACCAAATCTATCCATAGCATTAAGTGCAAAACTTATAGGGCCAATACCTTTTATATTACTCATTATACCGCTAGTAAAATCTTTTGCTTTTTCTAAGTTTGATTGTATTTTACCTGCACCAGTTAATTCTAAAGGTACGTCTGTGCCTGTTCCAATATACTCACCTAAATCTGCACCGGTTAGGTCTTGTTGTCTGTAACTTGGAAAACCCATAAAAGTTTTATCAAGTCTACTTTGATATAAATTATCTACTAATGGTGTTTTTTGTTTATCAAAATAATAGTTTCGTGTAGCTAGATTATAATCTTGTATTAAATTATTAGAAGAACCAGGATAAGAACTACTACCACTGTTAATAAAAGCATTAGTGTTAGGTATACCTAATGTGGTATTAATAACATCTTCTTCTTGTTTAGCTACAGGTATTTCAAAAGGATTTTGTAAATATTGTTGTTGAGGAATATATTTAAAGCCTGCGTTTCTTATTTCTAAATCCGTAGCCATTATCTTCTTCCTCCTGGATGTATGTCTAATCTAAAAGTTCCAAGTTTCCAGTCTTCACTTGTTGATGTATTAGCAACTTTTAATGCAATTGATCGAGCTCTTAATCTCGTATCTTTTTTTGTTGTAGTAGAGTCTATTGTAAAATTTGTAGTTGTAGCTGAACTATTTGGATAGGTTCTTGTTACAAAACTAACTTGTGTATTTCCTGTTTGTGAAATAAAATCTGGTATAAATCTGCTTATTCTCATTATAAATTCTCCGTCTCCTCTAAGATCTGGCATACCCACAGTCGCCCCAGTGTTACTTCTTCTTTGTGTAATATCAAAATCTCCAGATGTAATAGAACCAATAACAGCAGTTGTTACACCGCCGGCATTAATTTGATCGGTCCCTGTTTCCTGTTGATAATATATAGTACATCCATCTGTATTACCAGTAACATCGTAAGAGCTGTTGCTGCTAGGATCATAGTAAGTAGCATGGGGTTTTTCAAATACAGAAGAGTCTTGCCATGCAGCTCTAGGCAATGTTCCGGTTGTCCATATAGGACGTTTAGCACTAGAATCTAAATAGTTATATGTGACTACTCTATTTATTTGATTAGAATTAACTGTACTGTAATACCAACTTATTTCTCCAAAAAGATTATTTAATCCTGCATTAATTAAATCTCTAGATACAACGTTTATATCGTCATAAACAAAATCTTCAACAAGACAAGGCATAGATTTTAATTGACCATCGTAAGTAAAAAATCCGTTTTCTGACATCCAATACGCTTTACCATCTACTTCAATGCATGCATTTTTTCCTAATAATCCACAGTTAGTTCCTACTTGTTCAAAAGAAAAGGTAAATGGTTGTCCTACAAATTTCATTAAAAACAATGCAGTATCAGTCCATACGTAAATAGCATCTCTACCTTTAATAGCTCCCATAATTTTAGACCCATCTGCAAGTCTTTGTGTACCTGCTGTATTGTTTGCTTTAACAGTATAAGAATCTGTTTGATCAATACTTTCTTGAGAAGAAAATCGTATAAACATATCGTCTTGAGTATTAGCGCTGCTTACTGTTGTTTCGGTTCCAAAAAATACTAAGTGTCTATCCGGTGTAGAAACCAATACATGTCGTGACGCTGTAGGTGCATTTGGTAATAATGTTGCTCTAGTAGATGTAGCACCAGCTGCGGATGCATCCCATTCAAAACATTGACCATTATATATAAGTGCAATTAATTTTGTTCCATAGTTATCTAATACCCACATTCCTGGATCAATAGTAAAGTCAGAAGATGACGCTTCACCCCAAGCAACAAAATCTGAAATATTTGTAACAGTTGCACCAGCACTATGTCCTGCTTTGGTTGTACCATTAACTTCTCTTGCACCTCCGCTTAATATATTTGTTGTTGTGTCGTTAGCTGTAAAACTTATGTCTTCTGATCCAATTCTTATTTCTCCAGTTGATGGAAAAGCTGCAGTGCTCGTTAAAGGAATATCGGTTACACTATCATTAATAGTAGAAGCTAGTGTTGTAGTTGCTGCACCAATTGCTGTACCAGCCCAAAGACCTGTACCCCAACCAAAACCTCCAAGTTGTTGTGCTGGACCGACAGTGTAATAACAAAGAACTGAAGCAGACCCACTAGTTGACAAAGGGGTCCCTGATTCTTGACTAGCCATTGTAATAGTAAAAGTAGATGTTGTAGGAACCGAAGTTACCATAAATTTTTGATCTTCAAAAGTAGCATCAGTGTAAGTTGATCCTACTGCAGTAACTCCGCTAACAGAATCAAACATAACAATGTCGTCTTCACCTAGACCATGAGCTCCGGTACATGTTACTGTGACTGCTGTAGAGGAAGCTGTACTAGTAAAATTGGCACCTGTTAGTGTTGTTCTAATAGGATGGATGTCGTAATAAATTCCTCCAGAATATACATATAAAATTCTATTTGTTCCTATTGCTGCATATTTAATACCAGCATTATCGTCCCAATGATGAATAGCCCTGCCGGCACCTGTTAATTTATCTTGACCTAATTGGGTCCAACCCCCTATTTTTTCAGGTGTACCATACCTAAAACGGACATTATCACCATCAAACCACTGCCCCTCGGCTCCGGTTTCTGTGACTTGTTTGTTAAATCCTGGTTGAAATCCTAATTTTTGTAACATATGTAATAGCCCTTAACATATTTTTTATGCTTTTAGTAGTGGCAGTTTACTTGACTTTTAAACGTTTATCAATATATTTGATAGCTATGAAAGATGTAAAAGACGATATAATTAAAGACCTAGAAGAAAAATTAGATATGGCTGAACAGGTTAAAGCATCTGAAGTCATGTATAATAAAACTCTTAAAGATCACATAGCTAGAGCAGAACTACACATAGAAACTTTGCTAGAAATAAATGAAAAATTTAGAAAAAAAGTTTTAAAATATAAATCTATGATCGATTCTCTAGTAAAATAAAATTAAAGTATCCTGTAATAATATACCGTGTTTTCCCTTTAGGACACGGCTGACCTTTGTGAGTGTGTGTAAAGTAAGATGGAAAAACCACCGCACTACCTGCTACAGAAGGAATAACTTCTCCACTAAAAAACTCAGTTCCACAATCATGATCAGACAAATAAATCATTAAATTTAAAATTCTGTTTGGATATTTTAGACAGTTTTCTGAGTGCCATTTATCAAAGTATTTTTTTCCTTTAAATTTTTTAAAACGCAGTTCAGTTAATGCAAACTTATCTTCCGTAAGATCTAACTCAGGGTAGATTGAAGCATATGTCTTTAAAACATCTAAAGCTTTTATAACTATTAATTCTTGTATTTTTTTTATTTTAATATCCTTATATTCATAACCTTGATAGTTTTTAGGAGATTTTTTTAATCCTTTATCTAAATCTTTAATTAAAGATTTACACTCTTTTTTTGTTAAAAAATTATTTTTTATTGCTATAAAGTTTTTGTTCATTCTGTTTTAAATGCTAAACTAATTCTAACATTTCCTTTTGAGGGTGAGGTTGCTTTGTGTGAAGTTTTTGCATTAAACATAACAAATCTTCCTTGTACAAATGGAACATCTTTTTCTCCATCTATTAAAAGTTGACCACTTTTAGATAAAGTTTTAGTGACCATATATATACCAGTTATATTTCCATCATCGACATGATAAGAACCTTCCATACCAGGATGTTGTATATTAATATACATTCTTCTTAAAGATCCTTTTCCAATAGTGCTAATTGCTTTTGCCCCTAAATGAGCGAAGAGCCCATCTTCCATATTTAAATTACAATAATAAAAAGGTGGCTTTCCAGGATAAGGTGTCATGTCCCACCAATGTGGAGTATGATATAAAAATAGTTTTTCCATATATTCTTGAAAATCTTTACTAAGCCAATTGTCTACTATTCTAGTTTTCATAAATTTAAAAAATTAACATATCCTGTTATTAAATATCTTATCTTGTTGTCAGGGCATTTTTGTCCTCTATGTGTATGCGTAAAATAAGACGGAAATATGACAACCTTTCCTTGTTCTGATTTAAGTATAGTACCATCATAAAATTCTGTTCCACAACTATGGCTACTTAAATATAATTGTATATTTAAAAGTCTTGTGCAATGATCGTAACTATGTTCAGAATGCCAGTCTTCAAACGATTTGCCCGCATTAAATTTTTTAAAACGCATGTGTGTCAAAGACCATTTATTTTTTGTTAAATTAACTTCAGGAAATTTATTCATATATTCTTGCCACAAAGGAAAAATTTTTTGTTGTACTTGATTAAATATTGGAGTGCCTTCTAAATCAAAAGCTTCATAACCATATGACTTATGCTCTCCTGGTTTTACTTTGTCTTTTAATTCTTCTACTAAAAGATTACATTCTTTTTTTGAAACATAATTTTTTTTAGATAAAATATAATTTTTAGACATAACAAAACCATCCTGTAGCTATATATTTAATTTGAGTTTTTGAAGTAAGTCCTCTGTGGGTCCAAGGCCATTCAGATGGCCATATTAATGTTAAACCTTTTTCTGGTTTAACTTTTATTTTTTGATAATAAAATTCTGTTTCTCCTGCATCTGTAACATCATTTAAATATGTCATAAAAACTAAATGTCTTCTAATAGTTGCAGGGTAAGGATATCTTTCAAAATGCCATTTAAAATAACCACCACCGGGTCGGTATTTTTGAATATTCCAATTATCTGTAAGACCATAAGCTTCTTGTATTTGATCAGAATAAATATATTTTGTTTTATATTCCTCAAGAACTTTAAACAATTCTTTATGATAATTAACAATAGGTTTTTCAGTAGCTGTTGGACTTATAGCTAAATCTAAAGAATCTTTAACTTTGGGTTGATAAGTAGTTTGACCTTCGTCGTTTCCAGACAGACCTTTTATTTTGTTATGATTGTTTTCAAAATATTTTATTACATTATCACATACTTTTTTATTTATATACCAACCACCTATAAAATTATGTTCTAATGTTTTATTATTTTCTTTAAAAGCTTTCATTATTTATTTTTTGTGTATGCTGGAAGACCTAAATGAATTCTATCATCATATATTCGTGCATTAGCCGTGTCTTCATTATAGTGTAAAAAAACTTGTATACAAATTTCACCAAGAAAAGGTTCTCGCCAATGTTCTATTTCACATCCTTTATAAATAAGAATATCTCCTTGTTTTAAAATAATTTTTTTACCGTTTGCAAATATAGGCCATAGATCCCCGCCTACATTTAATGTGCACGAAATTTCACAACTATTTCTATCCATGTGTTTTTTTAATACATCGTTGTTTTTATAAGCTCTCATATAACTATATGTTTCTACTAGTTTTAATTTAGTTTCTTTTTCCATCAATGGTTTAAGTTTAGCTAAAAGAATTTCAGATGCAATGTCACCATAGTGCGCATATGTGTTAGGAACTTGATCATCACCAAACGTACCATAATCTTCTGAAAAATGATTAATATGATTTTGATCAAATAAAGTCCACGCAACTCTTTTTTTTAATATAAAATAATCTCTTAAAAAATTAATAACTTCTTTAGAAACTGCTTTTTTAACAACTACATATTTATTTTTTTTAAAACTCATATTAATTAAAATCCGTTATTAAAGTATATCGAGGTTTATTTTTTAATAATTTTGTTGTTGGAAATACAGCGTCATGAAAAATCTTTCCATCAAAAACAACAAGAGAGTTTTCATGGCCCGGTATAATAATATCTTTACCATCTTGATTTAAATAAGTTCCACAAAAAACATCTGGATTTTGTAAATAAAAAACACTTGTTATTTTACTTTTAGCATGATTGTGTAAAAAAGGTGTTTGTTGTTTTTCAATTTTTAACGCCCAACATTCTTTTAATTTTGAAACCCCTAACATACCTGCTATGTCTTTTATTTTTTTAAAATAATTTAACCATGGTTTTGTTTTATATATTTTATGTAATAAAGCTTTTGTTTGTATTCCTGTCAAACTATCTTTAGCAGGATTACTTTTTATTTCTTTGTCAATATCTTTTATAATAACTTGAATGTCTTTTTTATCTAGTATGTTATTAACTGTAATGTAAGAATTGTGATTCCAATTATTTGTTTTTATATTCATGCTGTGTAATTAAAATTAAATGCTAAAGCATATCTTTCTTTATGTAATAAATTTCTTTTATTCTTATGTTTTAAAAAACCAGAAAATAAAATAAAAGTGCCAGCAACAGCAGGAATTGTTTTATTTATTTCTGGAAAGTATAGGCCTTGTTTATGTGTATTTAAAAATATTGCACCAGAAGCAAAAGCAGGAGTATGATCATGTTCTCTCGTAAAGTGGCCAAAACTTTGTTTTAAACCCCATGCGTCTTTTAAAACATATTTATCTGAAGAACGTAGAGTTTTACATTGATCTAAAAAATCACACATAGGAAAAATAATTTTTAAAAATTTTGGATCAGCAACAAAATAATTCCATTCTGTCATAAAACTTTTAACATTAGTTACAAAATTTTTATGGTTAGAGTGATTGATACCTTCTTCAATTTTATTTATAAAATATTTACAATCAATATCAACAGTTCCTGTTACAAACAAATAATTACGTTTTATTTTAGCTTCTATTAATTTTTTAATTTTCATTTAAAAGGAGGCCCCCATGTCCACATAACTAAAGAGTATCTTGTCCCCTTTGTAACTGGTTCTATTTTATGCCAAACTTGTGAAGGAAAAACAATTATAGTGCCTTGAAGATTGCCATCAACTAGAACGTCTTCTACTGTGGGATCAGTTTTATTTCTAAATTGAAATTTTAATTGTCCACCCTCATACTTTGATGGATCAGATAACATAACAATTGTAGATAGTTTTCTATAACTATTATTTTTATTTAATGTTGTAGAGTCGCAATGCCAATCATAATGAGAATTTTTTTTATAACGACCAAATTGAATTTGTTCCGTCCAATCTATATCAAAATTCCAATTTGCATTTTTATTTGCAATGTTAGTAAAAGGTTGTATTTCTCTATAAAGCCAAGGGTCATTAGTAAAAACAATATTAGTGTTTCTTGTTTTTAAATCCGTTACAACTTTTTTGTTTTGACCAATGGTTCCCTTGTGATGTGATTTATCTTTATATGTTTTTATAATATCTTCACAAGTTCTTTTAGGTAAGGCTTTTTTAAAATACCAATAATAATTTTCTAAACTCATACTATATTCTTTATATAGTATAATATAAATATATTTTTAAAAAAGTAAAGAGATAAATTTAATTCCAAGTAGACGTGGCAGGATCCCAAACATGGACAGTATTATCTGTAAAATCAACACCCGTCCATCTTTGATTATCTTCGTCCCAACTTATTTTATATCTTTCAATATTAACTTTTACGCTTACAGGATTATCCTCATCAACTGCTGAATCTACTTCAACCAATGGATTAGTTGGTTTTGCAATAGGTGCGTTCCAAATTCCTTCTGAGTCTTTTGTCCATGAAGCATGAGGTTGTTTTGCAATAAATTTACTTAGAGTATAATCATAAACTTTGCCTGTGTGTCCAACATTATCTGGACACTCTATCCATGTTCCATCTGTTTTTAAAACATCTCTTACAAAATTATCAACACTAGAAACTTCTGCATCAATAACGCATCCATCTACAACAACCCATATTTTTTGTCCTACATTAAATGGATCTTGTTGTTCTTCTATTTTTGCTATTGTTTTAAATGCCATAATTAAAATACGATTGTTCCTGTTGTATTAAATGTAACTACTTTAGCTCCGCCATCTGTTGCGACTTGGTTACTTCCAGGAGTTACAGTTATAGATGCTCCAGTGGCATCTCTTAAAATAACTACTCCAGTTCCGCCGGGACCACCATCTCTTGGTGTACCGCCGCCTGTGCCGCCGCCTCCGCCGCCGCCGTTTTGATTACTTCCAGTTCCTCCAGTACCTGAGCCTGATGATCCTCCATTTCCGCCACCACCGGAACCACCGCTTCCAGATTGGTTTTGATTAGCGCCGCCTCCGCCGCCTCCGCCTCTTGTAATAGATGAACCTGTTATAGAATTGGCTGAACCTGCACCACCAGATGCACCTTGACCTAAATTTGGATTACCACCACTTGGTGAAGTTACGCTTGATCCGGCGTTTCCATTGGCTCCGCCGCCACCGCCGCCACCGCCTGCGTTATTAAAACTTGTGTTACCAGAACCACCATCTTTACCTTCGACAGGTGAAAAACCACCAGCATTACCGCTTCCGCCTGCTGCTGGAGCTTGGTTATTTGATCTTCCGCCTCCTCCTGCACCACCAGGAAAACCTAGATTACTTCCACCTACATTTGATGAGCCTGCTCCACCACCACTTGATGTAATGTCGCCTGCTGTTGAATTTTGTCCGTTAGTTGCTTGAGGTTCACCACCTTGAGAACCGCCACCACCACCTCCAACAGTGATAGTTGCACCAGATTCAATTGATATTTTAGTTCCTCCAGGAAAAGACGTTCGATTTCCGCCGCCGCCTCCGCCGCCGCCGTCATCGTTTCCGCCGCCACCGCCGCCAGCAACAACTAAATAATCAAAATCAAGTTTCTTTTTTGCGCCTCCGCTACCAAAACCTAATATTCTGTATCCGAATGAACTCATATATTCCTCCTATTATGCGTCGTTAGCAGCGTCAGTAGTAAAGAATAATTTGATTCCTAATAGTTTTGCATCAGCTGTTAAAGTATCTGCTGATACATCTCTTGAGATTTGAAAGAACACCTCTTCATCTACACTAGGTGAACCAGCAATTGTTACTGCTCCACTTTCATTTGCTACTGCTAAATCGTTTGCTGTTCCACTCATAGCTTTTGCTGTTGCAACAACCTGTGTTCCAAAAGCTGTGTTAATTGAATCATCATCTGCGATAGCCACACCTGATAATCCCCAAGCTGTTGTTCCTGTGTTTGTTGAATCAGCTGTGAAAAATGCTTGAAAAGTTACTGTGCCTTCATTCCATGATTTAGGGAAAGCAACAGAAAATTGTGCAAACTCATCTGAGTCTTTGTCAAAATCTAATGTTTTAATTTCAGGACCATTTGATAATTCAACTTGAGCAAGATCGGCGCATCCGTTTGTAGAATTTGGATACATAGAATTTGCAGGAACCCATACAGATTCTTTACCTGCAATTTTAACTGCAGCTGATCCTGATTTAAGAACACCAGACCCTTTAGGGTTAATGTTTATATCAACGTTAGTTTCGCCTGAAGCTGTAAATGTTGGACCATTACCAGTTGCTGCGTTAGCATATGTTAATTCGTTAACTGCTGAACCTGTTGCTGTTAATAAAAATAATTCGTTTCCGTTAGTATCTAATATAGAAGTTCCTATTGCAGGAGCTGTTAAAGTCTTGTTTGTTAAAGTTTGTGTTCCTGTAAGAGTTACATCCCCTTCCCCTAAGCCCGTGTCAAAGACACCAGTGTTTGTTGCAACACCATCCAAAAATATTATTTTAGTTGTTTTATCAGTTGATGCGAAAGTAAAAGTTGCTCCAGAACCTGAAGCTGCTTTTAATTGTACTGTGTAAGCACCTGAAGTTGCGTTTTCAATAATATAAAAATTTTCTGTAAGAACAGGAAAAGTTACGATTTGGTTTCCAGATATACTACCTGTTAATTTTAATACTCTGTTTTGAGCTTTACCTGTAAGAGCTCCATTATCAATATCCAATGCTGTAGTTTGAGCACCACCTGCGATAGATACTTCTAAAAATCCACCAGTTAATTGTTCAATTAAATTTAAATTTGCGTTAGTTTTATCACCCCAAGTACCAGCATTTTCACCGGTTGCCATTAGTTCTAGGCCGAGATCTGAATATGATGATGCCATAATTTTTTTTCTCCTATGCTATTTTTATTAAGCTACATCTGTATAAGATGTATTCCCAGTTATGTCAATATCATTATAATTTGTATTTCCAGTAATATCAATGTCAAAATAACCTAATGGAGATACACTTCCTACTGCTGTTGTAGCTTCTACACCAGTTAATCCCACAGTCATTTCTGTAGGAGATATTGACCCCACAGCAGACGTTGCAATTTG